AGAAGGTTATCAATCGCTCTTAGGACTCTGTCATGTCTTTTCCCAAAACTCTCCGCCACTGTCAGACTGTCCGTCATCGCTTCTTCAGTTTTCAGGTAAACCAGATCATTCATGTGTCAGTCCTCCATTCGTCCTTTTTGTTCAAGGGTTTGAACTTTCGGAGTAAAAAAATATGATGATATTTCCTCCGGGGGAATGTCCAAAGCCCGCACTGCCGCCTCGATGTTCGTCTGCTTCCACGGTATTTTGTTGTTGATATACTTGGATATGGTGTGATTTGAAAGGTTTACTGCATTTGCGAACGATTCGAGCGTTCCATACTTCTCAACAATTCTGCCGCGAAGTTTGCTGTAATCAAAGCTCATCTCCGACCTCCTTTCCTAGATATTGTGGTTCAAATGTTTGAACATTACAAACTCTACGCCCTTTTATATCAAAAGTCAATACATTTGTTCAAAATTTTTAATTTTTTCTTTTTGCGTTTGAACTTTTGTTCAAATTGTTCTATTATATGCGAAGGGAGGAAGACGTGCCATGAAAGTTACCACAGCCGAGAGATTGCATGAAATCATGACAGAAAATAACCTAAAACAGACTGATATCATCGAACGTGCGAAGCCGCTCATGGATAAGTATGAGACAAAGCTCACGCGCCCTGATCTGAGTCAGTACTGTTCTGGTAAAGTAGAGCCCACACAGAAGAAGATATTCCTGTTGGCTGCCGCGCTCAATGTGAATGAGGCATGGTTAATGGGATATGATGTACCGCGCACGCGCAATAAGGAACTATGCGCCATCATTTCTCCTGAGTTCAGTCCCGCGACAGCGGCTGCAATAAGAGCAGGTTCGGATTTTGCGGAAGATCTCATAGAGTCGCATCTCGATATGATGTTGAACATATCACATCAGGAGCGGGATATGATATTTGCATTCCGCGAAGCTGATATCATGACGCAGAGGAACATATACCGGATACTCGGACTGGATGAAAAAAACTTATCTTCAGAGTCATCAAGGGCGGTTTAGCCTGAGACTGGAGCTCCCCCGCACGCTTAATCGGACGGCGGGGGAGTCGCAAGAGGACTGTAAATGGCGAATACAAAATACACCTACAATGAAGCCCGAAAGGAATGGTACACGCTCGCCTGGGATGGTACCTATGATGCCAAAGGTAAAAAACACAGGAAGCGCGTCACATCGAAGAAGTCATCACGAGATCTCGAGGAGAAGGTCAATGCCCTGAAGGCGGCTATCGCTTCCCGGTCCGCAGTCGAGTATTCATCCATGAGCTTCTATGACTATGCCCTGGAATGGGTAAATGTCTCAAAGGCCACGAAGGAGGAATACACGAAAAAGCAGTATCTCGGCACAGTGAAATACTTCTCGAGCCTCGATAACGTCAAGATAAGCGAGATAAGACATTCTCACTTCCAGCGTATCATCAATGAGAATGCAGAGCATCCTCGGACCTGTCAGCTCATAGCCATGACATTCAAGCAGATCGTGAAGGCTGCAGCGCGTGATCATCTACTATCGCGTCTTGATGTGGATGACCTGCTTCAGGATGTATCCATGCCACACTATGAGCGCACAGAACGCAGACCGCTCACCACGATAGAGCGAGATGCTCTGATGAAGGCAGACTTCGATGTCAGGAATGAGGCCTTCGTGTTCATCCTGTTCTATCTCGGCCTTCGCAAGTCAGAAGCACTCGCGCTCATGCCGGAAGATTTTGACTGGGAGAGCAGAGTCGTGAAGATCCGCCGCGCTGTTATCTTTGTCAAAGGGAAGGGCACCATCCGAGAGTATCCGAAGAGCCACAACGGCATCCGGTCAGTCCCGATACCGGACGCGATGGACGCGCATGTCCGCGACTTTGTCGAGGCATCTGAAGGCCTTATCTTCAGGAATAGGAGCGGAGAGCCTATGTCATTCAGTGGATATGATAGGATGTGGGATAGCATCATCACCACGCTCAATATCGCGGATGGATACAAACCGAACGCAAAAAAGGACAGGAAGCCGCGCCGGATCACTGACCTCACCGCGCATATCTTCCGCCATAACTACTGTACGGAGCTCTGCTATATGGTGCCAAAGGGACTTATCACCACGAAGAAGATCGCGCAGATCTTCGGTGATACAGAAGAGATGGTCTTGAAGATCTACAGTCACATAGTCGAAGAAAAAGAGGATGCCGCCGGAGCCGTCAACGCAGCATTCAAAATCTGATTTTTTACCCTGATTTTTTGGTTACAAAATGGTTACATCTCGTTTTGGTTACACGTTGGTTACATGTATTTTTGACTACTTTTTGCCACTTTGAGCCATTACACAAAAACAGCGGGAGCCCTTATTTTCTCTAGGGTTCCCGCTTTTTCTTGGAGAGCTGGAGACGAGACTTGAACTCGTGACCTACTGATTACGAATCAACCCCATTTTCCCCGTCAAATGGCTATTTTTCGGGCTTTTCCTTATTCTTTTGGTTACACGTTGGTTACATGTTGGTTTTATACCGAGACAACTATACCAAAATACGGCACTTCATGCAAGCATATCACGCGACACACTGCTTGTAGCTTGAATCTATCCTATCCTGGACTATCTTCGCATAGATCAGAGTCGTGTCTGACTTCGAGTGTCCGAGGATAGCCTGCAATATGACCAGTTCCATGCCATGCGCGAGCGCGTTAGTCGCGAAGGTATGTCTGAACCGGTGCGGGAATACATGATCCACTCCGGCATGGATGCCGATGTTCTTCACGATCTTTTCGATGCCTTCACTGGTCAGAGGCTTATACGGTCTCCGACTGCTCACAAACACATGCGGGTCCATGTCTTTGCGCTCTCGCAGGTATCTCTTCAGCGCGAGCACTGCAGCCGCATTGATAGGCACTGTCCGATGCTTTTTGCCTTTGCCATAGAGCTTGATCTTCCTGCGATGGAAGTCAATGTCTTCCTTCTTCAGGCCTGCCAGTTCAGAGACACGACAGCCACACGCGAAGAGTGTCTCCACGATGGCAGACTCTCTCGCGGTCCGGCATCCATCCTTCAGGAGCTCCACCTCTTCATCAGAGAATGGCTCGCGCTCCTTTTCCTCGCACTTGATCGGGCCTATAGCCGCCATCGGGTTCATGGGGATATATCCTTCTGCGTGCGCCCAGCCGAAGAATGAATTGAGCGCGTGCCTACGCGAGTCGAGAGTCTTGTCGCAGATCTGCCGCTGCTCCTTCAGCTGGTACAGATAGATCCTGATGTCGTTTGTGGTGATGTCTGCAAGATCTTTCTTGATGGTATTGAGCATATCCTCGAGTATGATCTTGTAAAGATAGAGCGTCTTCTCCGAGAGTGCCTGGATACGCTTGCTGACCATATAGACCTTATAGGCAGCCGGATATCCATCATACACAGTCAGAGCGGTCTGCTTCGGCTGTACGTCAAACTCATGGAGAAGGACGCGCATCTCCTGAGAGACGGTATCGAGACATTCATCCGGGATCTTTCCGCTTAAACGCAGCATCAGACGGTTAACGAGATTAGTACTGGTATCCATGATCATTCCCTCCTTTTTCGAGTACAGTGGACAAAAGGCGAGAAATCATGGTATAATGATCTCGCCTTAGTGCGCGAGAGAGTCGAGCTATCTGCCAGGATGAGCGGCTCTCTTTTCTTTTCAGTATACCACATCTGCGACACAGTCAAGCTTTATGTCGCTTCTTGTCTCTACATAGTATGGTTCTTCGGGATTATCGCTATCATAGCCATAGTCTGTTATCATGTCCCAACTGTGCTTGATAGCTGCAAGCGCATCCGCATAGTCATATACGGCCTGCTTGCTGGGAAAATACGTTCTTTGAGTCACCTGTCGCTCCTTCCGCCCGGGATCTTCCGCCGGGCCCGGCTTGAGCTTCTGATCAGGTGTTTTCACGGATTAGATATAAGTATAACCTCGAAGAAGAGAATGTCAATATAGATTTTCGATATTTGCCCACTGTGAGCCTCTGAGAGCGATTTTAAGAAGTGAATGAAGAAATACTCGAAAAAGTTTCTATCTCTACGCACGCACGGAGCCTGCCTTATAGTTTTTGATGTATTCATCCTGTTTTGCATAGAACGGATAATCATGAGCTCCCCTGGTCTGCTGCGGGATATACCACTTATCACCATATATCGAGCGGAGTATCCGAGGATAGCCGGATGGTATCGGGATCTGGATCATCTCAAAGGGCACCATGAGAGCATGGTCATACCATATCAGTTCGCGATACGGCAGGCCACAGTGCGCCATGTTGGTGATGTTACCTACTCCACAGGCATTCTCACGGCTGCATGATCTCGCGACTGCTTCAGCCACGTCACAGAGTTCTTTTTGCTGTGCAGTGACGGCATCATGTGGATATGACCGGAGCACTTCCAGCAGATCCTCATACACAGAGAGCATATCCTCACGCTTGCCCTTGTCTGCCGGCACATAATCGAGCGGATATATGTCTATCCCGTCTATGTACGGATTATCAAACCATACGCGAGTGATGATGGCTTCGCCCAGATCATCTCCCATATCGATATTATGCCTGTTATTGACATTTGACCATCCGCGCCACAGGTTCTCATTCGTTCCGAAGCGCATCGTCTGGCATTCACTCGGGAGCTCCTGGGGAAGGATCTGCATCAGCTTGTCATAGTCTTCCCGGAGCATGGTGATATCCATATCATCATCCCAGGGAATAAAGCCGCCATGCCTGACAGCTCCGAGCAGAGTGCCATAGTCCGCGAACCATCGCAGACCATGCTTCTGACAGATATCATCTATCAATGCCACGAGCTTCAGCTGTGTTGCCCAGCATCGCTTCATCTTTTCGCATATTGTAAAGCCGTCTCTTGTCTCTTCCTTCAGGAAGGACTCCGATATGTTCAGTATCATGGATGTACCTCAATAAAAAAAGAGCCGCCACCAGGCACTGCCTGATAGCGACTCTCTCAACGGGAGAATAGGTGCCCGGAACACCATCAAAGTTAGCCGATCAGAGCTGCTATGGTCACGGGTCCGACTATTCCATCGCATATGAGCTGATGCTGATTTTGGAATTGTCTGACCGCGCTCTCTGTTGCCGGTCCGAATATGCCATCTATCTTCAGGGAGAAGCCCTGCTTATTGAGCTCATACTGCAGCCACTTCACGCCTGAGCCCTTGGAGCCGTTCTTCAGCAGTTTCTTCGGTGCCAGATACGGATTATTCGACTCATGTGATACCACCACGCTCGCCGGATCGTACTTGGTCAGATTGTAGCGTTCGATGATGGCTATGACGGAATTGACCTCTGTCGAGCTGGTCATGTATCCGCAGGCCTTTATCTGCTGCATCTGTGTCTTATAGTCCGCGCCTGCCTTCACACGCTTATACAGTGACGTGTTCAGCAGTTCGTAGTAGTTATATGTAGCCTGTTCGAGGCTGGTATAGCTGCGGAAGGCCGCCTTGATGACTGTGTGAGTGCCCACAGTATACTCTTCGGATGTCTTTGACGTGAAAAATGTACCATCCCAGTACCTTGTGGCAGTCTTTCCGGTTCCGACCTTCTGCCCGAAGTAACTGTGATACTTCACGCTTCCCGCCGTGCCATAGCCGCACTCCACACAGGCCATGCCGATACAAACAGAAGGGAGCACCTTGCCCAGATCCCGATATGCCTTCTGAGCTATCGGCCCCAGTTCTGATATGAACTTGTTGATCTGTGCTATAGTTGCCATCACTTCTCCTCCCAGGCATGAGCGGCATCTGTGTATGCTTCCGCCGCGGCATATATCGCAGCCGAGAGCATGCCACAGATGACTCCGGTGATCGTGATCCACTTCTCTTCCATAGCAAGCCCTGCGACAGATGCCGCGATGCTTCCGAGGAATGCCGCGACAGATATCCAGAACTTCCTACTTGTGATCTTTTTGATTGCGTCTTCTTTGCTCATAGAAGTAGTCCTCCTTTTCAGAAAACATGAACGATACCAGGATGATCATCATCACGACCAGTACCGCGATGACTACGATCCCCATGATGACCATAATGAGTTCATACATCTTCATCACCTCGCTTCAGCTTGTACTTCTTCAGTACAGCGCATGAGACTATCTCGCCCGCGAAAAAGCCATAGACACATGCAGAGAGCGCATCATGTGATATCCCGGTCACAGTGGAGACGATAAACTCTGCCACGGTATAGACCAGAGTCACGCTGATAGAGAATATGACGTACTTATCGAGTCCGTTCAGTTTTTTTCTTCGTCTGTTCATGTCATCAATGTATTATCCCTGAGCTGATCAGACCAAAGGCCAGCCCGATCACGCCTGCGATGACCGCCGCGATGACCGACTCCCATCTCTTGCCCGGTCGCTCCTCTATCTTCTCGAGTCTCTCGCCCTGTTTCGCGAGTTCCTTGTTCATTCCTTCGATATTTGTTGCCAGAACTTTCACGGATGATACCAGCTCGCTTATCTGTTTCACTTCGTTCTCCAGATTATTGAGTCTATGGTTCTGCCTGTCGTTCTCATCGTCTATGCGTTTCATGTGCTCCGCACATAAAGCCGCTGTCATATACTCTGGTTCAGCCATCTCTCGCCTCCTTTCTCCGCCTATAGCGCAGATGATGCTTCTTGAACTCCGCGCATTCCGCGATATAGTCATTTTCCCGCCACGTCTCCCGATGGTCACCCACCTCACCTATAAGATCTATGATGATCGAGATGCCCTCATCGAGCAGATAACCGAGATGCTCGATCATCTGCTCATCAGAGAGCCTGTTCTGTGACATTATGCCGCCGGTGCAGCTGCGGATTCATCCGCCGGAGCATTTGCCGGTTCAGGAGCCGGAGTATGGTCGATGTACTCGTAATACTTCCCGATGATGTTCAGCTGCTCGTCCACGATCGCGACCTTGGCAGTCACGACATCAGGAGCATTAAGCAGAGCCTGGGCCACACCGTAAAATCTGACCTTAGCCTGTTCGATGTCAGTGTAGCCTTCTGCGACTACTTTGAAGCTACCGTTTGAGCACTGGATTATTGCATACTTCATTGTTTTTTCCTCCTTTTTGGGGTTTTTGCATAAAAAAGGCGTGATTTTGCGAGAAATTCGCAAAATACACGCCATTTTTGTTATTTTATTCAGTTTTATTCAGTTATATGATCGTGAAGAATATAGCCATTTAACTGACAAAGTACCATATAAAAAACTCACATTTTCAAATGTTGGATCAAACCTTGCTGATTTACTTGCTACAATAACATTTGAAACGGGCATTTATATATATGAACTTTGGGACGATAGATGCCGCGGCGTGTTAATTATGGCAAGCGTCAATAACTATTACGGTGTGGGCATATATCTTTCATATTACAGTAGTAATAATTTTGAACGTGTCGAAAATGTCAATCGTACATTTACAATAAGTCCGTTATAATCGGCTCGTTAACGGTGCGTTATGATACCGCTATCGACCCGCTAAACGTAACAACGGCGGGAAACGAAATAAATGCGGATTGTGTTGAACTGAATTTTAATTCTATCTTCAACCCGCTCGCCGCGAGTTTCTTAACGTCCTTGTAGGTCTGGTCAAAATCGCTAGACCACGTTAAACGACCGCCCGTAGGCTTGAAAAACGTGATATCCGAAACCGTGACGGTATAAGTTTTAGACGCTACCACATTAAGCGGAACGACAAATGCTACATAGTTTCCAGACGCTGACACATAAGCGGGGCATATAACGCTTTCACTAAAAGCGACCGTTTTCCCTGAATAGTTCAAGTCAGTTAAATGGCTATTTAATTCGCTAGTCTCATCCTCGACTGACCACTTTTTGATGTTCGAGCTGGTGCTCATTGACTCGTTCTGAAGGATGGCTGCCGTCACCTTGTAGAGCTGGTCAGCGCACTCGATGTATACCAGGTCATCGATATCATATCCGGCTGCCTTCGTGCACTTGAAGTCATACTCGCTATTGTCCGTGATCGCTTTGATGCTGGCCTTGCGCTCGATCTCATCCGCCAGATCGACTTCTTCACAGTTCGCGCCTGCTCCAGTCGGTACGAGAGTATCACCTGCAGAGATGTTCTTTGTCGCACGATAATATTTCAGCTGATGGTAGAAATACCGACCACCACGGAAATTGAATGCAGCCTCTTCAGGCCAGTTACATATAGATACAGCATGCTGACTGATTGCGCCGAGATTAACCAGGGCATCATCGCCATTGCTGGCCTGTGTGCCACCGTGCGAGATCTTCAAGTTCCCATCCAAGTCGAACTTATCCTCGATGTCTCCCAGATCAGAGTCGAGCTCATTGATGGCATCGACTGCGCTGTCCTTATTTGTTGTAGACAGCTGTGTGATATCGCCCAGTTCATCTGCCCATGCGTATGCTCCATGCGTAAAGGTGAATGTCACCTCGGCATCATTGTCTATGACTGTGTGGCATTCCGTATCGATGGTGAGCGGACTGGTATCCTCATCGGGCATATATGACGGTGTGTCATCCACGCCGATCTGATAAAGGATAGCCGGTGTATCATTATCAGTCGCATCTTTCGCCCAGATACCTGCTTCTGTCATGTAGTATCCGGCTGCAAGTCCGTCATTATCCACCTGCACCTTCAGGATGGCTTCCGCGCCTTCGGATCTCGCAGAAGTGAAGGAGAATGACTGCTTCTGTACTTTCAGGCTCTGTCTTGTCTTGAGCTGTGCCACGGTCTTCTCTGCATCGGTATATGTACCACTGCCGAGAGTATATGCTGTGAACTCGATCGCGTGCCCTGCAGCGATGCAAGCCGCCATGAGTGCCTTGCCCTGGTCTGTTATTGCACTGTGTTCAAACATCTTTTACTCCTCCTCTTCTGGTGCGTTCCATACTGCTCTGTATCTGTAGGGTCTGATCGCTCCGCCCATGATGATGGTCGAGTCGATGCCTTCTATGAATGTGATCTCATCAAGTACGGCTTCCACAGGCTTGATCCGTGACATGGTCCGCACTGCCGCATTGACCATGTCCTCCGATATCGTACCGGACACATAGACCGAGAATGTGAACGGGTCCCCGCCATCTTCATACCACTCAATGACCTGGGCGGAGTCGAAGACGTTCGAGAGAGCCATCTCAAGCGCGTCCACGGTTCCGGCTTTATGGTACACGTCCATGTAGTTCGCGAGGATCTGCCGTCTGTTATCGAGTGACTTTGATGTGTCATACCACGGGATATCCGCAGCCTTTGCCACCTCGTTCAGCTGGTCTCCGGTCAATAAGTCCAGGTTATTGAACAGGTCACAGAGCCGTGACTTGTTCAGTACCTGCTCCTTCACATAATCAAATGCCCGCGCAAAGCCCTTGATATTGATGTCATCCCGCATGTTGGATGGGATGATGTCCATCAATGATACTTCTGATAGTTTCATGTAGTCACCTCATGAAAGAATGCCGGCATAGGTCACTGTCTTGCTGGTGCAATACGGCACTTCATACTTCTCGACTGTCGTATATGCACTGGGATATGTCACTGTGACAGTAGCCGCACCTGCGTCATAGCAGACCTTCTTGAACATCTCAGGATTGATATCTGTGCCCATCTTCGAGCCGAGAGCCGCGATATAATCATCGACCGCCTGCGCGACTCTTGCCTGGATGGCTGCCGCTTCGGTATAGTCCGCAGGTGATATCTTGTAGCTGATATCCACAGTGTAGTTCTTCCTAACTGCGGAGTATGTGGTGATGTTATTCGTCACCGGCTTGATGTTCTTCTGGTCGAGATATGCCTTGACCGCCGTGAGTAGGTCCGCAGACGGCAGGGCACCATTCTGACAGAGCACATATACAGATACATTCGCTCCAGTGGCAGTGACAGCGACATCCGCGATGGATGCGCTCACGGTCTTCGTCTTGTAGATGTATCCGCCTTCAGATCCGGCAGTGTTATACTTCAGCGGAGCATACTGCACATCCTCACGGAAGTCCTCAAGGCTCTGCTGGTCCGCACCGCCCGCACTGGCATCTGTGTTTGCCACGCTCTCGACATACGGGATCACATCCACGAGCACATTGATCTGGCCTGTGGTATATCCATTGCCCTGTGCTCCCGGTTCGGTCGCTACGCATACCAGGTCATCATATGAATCAGGAGCGATATCCGTATCTGCCTGCACTGCGAAGAATGTCACGCCATCAGCTGTGACTCTCGTGCCGGCAGGGATGGTGACATCTGCCAGGGCCTGATCAGATATCGTGAAGCGCACTGTCACCTTTGCCGGCTCCGCAGGAAGCCTGTAGGTGTTCTGCTGTGCGCCCATGTAGATGAGATGTGCTTCATCACAGAACAGTGCCAGCGTATTGTTCGCCTGGGCATTGATCTCGTTCATGAGCGTCTCCATGATGTAGAGCATGCACTTGAGCAGGGTCTCGCGCTCATCGCCTTCATAGAGCACCTCACCGCTTGCCTCCTCGAACTTCTCCACAAGCATATCCATCTCTGACTCTGCATCGAATAGTGTGAAATCAATCATTTTCAATTACCACCTTTGCACTGAATCCGGTCTCTGTTGCTGTGAGCTTGACTGTGGCACGGGTCTCGCGGCTGTTCACCATGTCAGTCGCATCTGTCAGCATAGCCGCTGTGATGCGTCCGGGCTGCTTGTGTTCCCATCTGGCAGTGACACCGCGCTCACGGTCATATGGTACCGTGCCTTTGTTTAATTCCAGAAGATCATGGATGTTCTTCATGATCCGGTCTTCTTCTGATAATCCCATTCCGAATTGATACATGACCATCACCTCATGACAGATCTGTGTAGTATCTCTCGATCTCTTCCGCTGCCTTTTGCTTTGCCTCGACCTGTGCCTTGAGCTTCGCCGCTTTCTGTTCTGCCGCCTTGACCTGTGCCGCCTCCATCTGCTTCTTCAGTTTCGCGGCCTTCTTCGCAGCTGCAGCGAGTGCCTTTTTGCTCTTCGCCTTCTCGGCCTTCTTGATGGCCTTGGCGAGCTTCTTGGCAAGTTTCGCAGCCTTTTTCTCGAGCTTCGTCTTCTTTACCTTGGCATAAGACTCTGCAAAGGATAGCGACATCTGGCATGACTTCCATATGCCATTTCCGATGACCTGAAGATCTGACTGTGATACGCCTGTCAGTCTCCACTTATAATCCCCGAATTGCTCATCACCGATATAGAGCAGGGACTCTGTGCCTTTGTTGCACTCTTTCCGCCACCAGTCATACTCCGCCTTGACATCAATGCCCATGCCCTGATGCAGATAGATATTGAAGCTGACCTGTCCGATGCCCGGGTTCTTTGCCGTATTCTTCGGCATGTTCTTCCCGTTCGCGGTCTCATCTGTCTCAAAGCTGGAAGAAGATGACCATCCAGTGAAGGAGTATATCTTCTTCCCATTGATCTCAAGTGTCTTATTATTCCACTGAAGCACCTTATCACTCATTGCAGCACTCCTATCAGGATGCAGTCGAGCATGCCATCAGTGAAGATCACCACGCCGATGTCACCGACCTCAGCCTCGACACCATCCATGATCTCCGCTGTGCGCTGTACGCCCTGACTGCCGAATACTACCTTGGCATACTTACCTGCAGCATCTATCTCTATGATTTTCGCTCTTCCCATCAGTATGCCCCCGCTATAGGTTTCCGCATCTCAAGCGTCTGTGTATCATTCACCATGTCGCTTGTCACGCGATAGATATAGTTCTGTCCAGCATGCGCTCCTGGTGCATCTATCAGATACACGCTCTGGCCTGCTTCATAACTCGTGCCCTTCAGCGTTCCGGTCGCTATGTATTCATACTTATTTGCCTTCCGGAGGAAGCCTTTGCAGTATCTCTCCGACTCTCCGATAGTCGATACTGCGATATTCATTGATATGGTCTGACCAGGAAGCCCTGACTTGATCTCTGTGCGGATATCGAGGCCTTTTGGTGTCTGATATTGATTGATACAGACCGCCGCAAGCTCCGCATCGCTGGTAGAGTATTCAGGATCATCCATGAAGTCAGTATCATAGAGCTGTTGGACATAATCCTTCTGCTCCTGTGTCCTCTCATGGTATATGATGAGCGTGTCATCCTTTACCTTCACACAGAAGCCTTCCAGCTCAAGCCTTGCCTGAAGGAATTGCACAGGCGGCATGTTGAAGCGCGTGACTGTCTCATACTGTGTGTCGATGCTGTTCAGGAACTTAAGCGCAAGCCCTGTCTCGAGAGCGATGGTCTGCACCAGTTCTATGAAGCTGATGCTGTCCCATGCACCCGATGCAGCCACCTTCAACCCGGGAGCAGTCGAGAGTGCCTTGACAGCCACCTTCGAGCCTGCTCTCCGGATCTCTGACACATACATTACGCCCGTATCGATGCTCCCGGAGTATGCTTGGATCTCATCGCCCTTGATGAGCTCAAGGAGTTCATTGTCTTTATCAATGAACTCCATCCAGAGCACATCGCATCGGCCTTCTGCATTGTCAGTGTACAGACAGATATAAGGTGCCGTATTTACCGGATCACCATTGTATAATACTGTCAGGTCCATGTATCGCTAGTCTCCACGTCTATCTCATCATCTTCAGTATCATATTCAGGGATAGTCACTTCCTCGCCACCGTCAAAGATCACGGTGTCATGAAGGCTCTGGTTCTCAAGCATGATATCTTTTGCAAAGTATTCAGAGCCCAGCTCACGAAGAGCCAGCATATCCCATGTCTCATTCTGTTTTGCTATGATCACGCTCATGCGAAGGCCTCCCGAGTGTTATCTCTCTGATACTGTGCCATAAACGCCTTGAACTTCTGCATGGTCAGCTCTGCGATCTCGCCTGCATTGTCACCACTGATCTGCGGTGCAAATGTGACGTTATAGGTGTTCTGTGAGCCGCCATATACGCCACGCGATGCTTCTGCGAGCAGTGCTCTTGACCTCGGAGTGTTATTATGCGGCACGACCGTTTCAGGGCCTGCTTCACCGACCATAGCCAGAGTCGGACTGGTTATCGTTCCGCCCTTAGCAAGATACGGGATCTCAGGTATCTGAAGATCAGGAAGCGAGCCACCGAATATCTTCTCGATACCCGGTATCTTCTTGATCATGTTCATCGCGCCGCTCAGGATGCTGTTGATACCACCGACTGCGCCGTTTATGACACCGATGACTGCATTGAACGCAGTCTTCACTATGCCGGAGAGCCCGGTCCATATCTTCTCGAAGGTCTCCTTGATGCCTGTCCAGATCTTTGACCACAGCTCCGCAAAGCCTTCAAGTATAGGTCTCAAGAGCTCAAACACGCTCGCGAGGATCTCCGGGATCTTTTTGAAGTAGTCGAGCCACAGCTCGATGATCTTCTTAAATCCATCGAAGAAATTGTTAAATATGTTCTTTATGTTCTGCCATGCGCCTTCCCAGTTCCCTGTGAAGACATTCCGCACGAACTCGATGATGTTCGTGATGTGTACTATCAGCATGTCGATGGCTGTCATGATTATAGGAAGTATCGACTCTGCGACCTGTCCGAGTATCGGGATGATGAATGACAAGATATCACCGATGAGCGGAGCCAGGGCCTCATACAGACTCATGACATGATCGCCTATCTGCTGGATATACGGCATAAGTGTCTCTAGCAGCGGTGTGATGGTATTTGCCAGGGCCGTACCTATCTGCTCTACGACCGGAGCAGTCGCATCCCAGACACGAGTGATCAGGTCGATCACGACCGGCAGAGCATCCATTAGCACGCCCAGCCCCTGCCCGAGCATATCCATGAACATCGGGAGTATAGAAGTTCCCGCATCGGTCAGCTTATCGAAGAGCGGTTGTATCGTCTCACCCAGCCTTGACAGATAATCAAACATCTGAGGAAGGAAATCAGCTGCGAGCTGTGCGACCTTCTGAAGGTTATCCGAGATCACCGGGAAGAGCTTCGCTCCCAGATCCTGAATGACAGGCATTACGGTCTGGATGACCTTTTCTATGACCGGCATGACGGCATCCATAGCCTTTGTGAGCACGGGCATCGCGCCGCTCATAAGTTTGGATAGATAAGGCAGGATCTTCTGACCGACCTCGATCTTGAAGTTCTGCCATGTGGTCTTCATGACCTCCATCTGATGCTCGAAGCTTCCCGATACCTTGTCATATGCCTCACCGACCACGTCTGCATCGGTACCCATTGCCACAAGGTTCTCTGTGAAGTTGCCATTCCATATCGAAAGAGCAGCCTTACCAGCTTCGATACTTGAGAACATATCGACCATCGACTTGCCTGTGGCATCGGCCTCTTCACTGAACAGCGACAGGACATCATTCATATCCCATCCACGTTCCATCGCCTCTGCGAACGTCAAGCCGCCTTCCTGGATATGTTCAGTAAACTTCGCGAAGTTCTTTGATGCCACCGTGCCCGACTTACCGAGTTCTGCTATCAGACTGTTGAGCTGTGTGGTAGACTGTGCAGTCGCTGTACCTTGTGCAGTCATGGTCGCAATGGCAGCCGATACCTGGTCGAATCCGACACCGAATGCCGCAGCAGTAGGCGTGACCTGTGCGAGGCTCGCTCCCAGTTCTCCGACAGTCGTGATACCTTTGTTCTGTGTCTGGATGAGCATCTTCTGGATCTCATCTGTATGGCTTGCATCCAGGCCATAGGCATTCAGTGTCTTTGCTACAGTAGTCAGAGCCGTATCGACATCAGTGAAGCCAGCCGCTGCGAGCTTTGCAGACTTACCAGCGAACTCAACCGCATCCTCCTGACTGATACCGGCAGATATAGCACTATAGACAGAGTTCGCGATATCTTCAGCTGCGATACCGGTCTCACTGGATACCTTGAGAATGTCATCAGACATCTTCTCCATATCCATTGTGGTCTCGTCGACCAGCGTGCTCATGTTACGGAATGCCTGATCATAAGAAGTGGCAGCCTGAACACAGTCAGCACCGAATGCGACAGCAGCTGCGCCTGCGGCTGCAAAGCCGGCACCTACTGCGAGAGTAGCCGTACCGAGTGCCTTTGTAGCCGCCTGCACGCCATTACCGAGGCCTTTTGCAATGTTCCCGGGAAGGTTTTTCATCGCTCCCTGGGCAGCCTTTTCGATGGAATCAAAAGACTTTTCAACACTGGCATCGATCTTGCCCTTTATTCTTATAATTGTTTCAAGTTCTTTACTGCTTGCCATCTTTCGCTTCCTCGAGTGCCTGCTTCCTTGCCTCAGCTTCTTCCATAATCAGATCCATGAGCGCGAAGAAGAGCTTATCTATCTCCGCATAGCTCATGTGCATGATGGTCATGTAATCCGTATGAGCGTTTCGTGTGATGAAGACGGCCTTCTGAGTTAGAGGATCATGTCCTCTTTCTCCTCCGTCCCCTTGCCAGAGAGTAAAAAATCACGCGCCAGTCTGCATGCAGCAGTAAAATCAGGCACGCTCATCTGTGTCTTGATGATTGAAGGCGGGATATCGGCAGCCTTACAGAACACATTAGCCTGCACAGAGACATTGACCTCCGGCACGAGCATATTGCTCTCCTTCTTACCGACCGCCTGAACGATATTGATATACTGTATGGGTTTCAGCCTCGAGAAGTCATATCTGACTTCAGAGACGGGCTTCTCATCAATTATGATAGGCGTGACAAACTTGAACACGCCCGCCGGATTGAATGACTCATCCTCTTCAGGCTTATTGTCATTCTGTGAGTAGACTTCCATATCAGGATCTTCGACAGCGAAGACTTCCTCTTCCTGTTTCGCGCCCTGGTCAAACTCTAATACCTTTTCCATTTTGATACCTCCCGTTTATGGTGTTATTCTCCCGTTACAAAAGAAGCCCCCGCCATTTCTGACGGGGGCTGTAGTGCATTGGTTCGGATCAGCCGAGCGTAGCCTGCTTGAGCTTGTCGAAGTAGTTCTCGCCGTAGATCTTAAGCACATCATTAGCGGGATCATACTCAACGATGCAAGTACCATTCTTCAGATACTTGTATGTGGTCAGGCTATATGTGACTTCGTTCTCACGCTTGGAGCCCTTCTCACCGTCTCCGCCCGGGATCTTCTTCAGATATCCGGTCGCATATACGGTGTAGTTGTCCCAGTCGGTATCGCCGCTCTTTGTAGCATACTTCTCAGCCCAGGAGAGCTTGATGCTTCTCTTTGCGGGATTGAAGACGATGTCACCATTCTCAGGGATGCCCACGAAAGTCAGACCGAGCTCAAGAGCACCAACAGATGCCCAGTCAACGAGCTCAAGCGTGCCCATCAGACCAGCATAACCAGAGAGCTCTTCCGTTCCGGCTTCCATATCGGGAAGGCTGAACTTCGTGAGTCCATCCACCTGCTCAAACTGAGCATTCTCACGCTCCATCTGAAGGAGCATATCAGAGAGCTTGTATGTATACTTAACCATCAGCCTTCACCTCCGATCTGTTCCGCATACTGATCGTATGCGTCCACGTCATAAGAAACGACACCGATGATAGCCTTGGCAGGCGGTGTATTCGCCTCGGTGATGGTGAATGTGAACTCGCCATCTGCGAGAGCCGCCGTGCTGTTCTCTGAAGGCTCGAAAGCGATCGTGCCACCGATGAGACGGCCTTCACTGATCAGCTGATTGATCTCAGCACCGAAATCATTCAGGATATCATTGACCTCACGGATGCTCATCGGCTTGTGGACCTTCACGCCATACTTCTTCTCGAAGTCATTGCAGACATAGTCCATCATCTGAACAGCCACGTCATTCAGCTTGTTGGCAGGGATGTTGCCCTTGTCTGCTTCGGAGTAGTTTGCCATGCAGACTCCCCACGTCCTCCAGTTCATGTTGGATGTGAAGGCCATCGTAGCGATACCGACAGAGTTCAGATCATCCGCCTCAAGCTCGAGCTGTCTGATGAGCGTGCCCGATGCATCGCAGAGCCCTGTGACATCGATGTGCTCATTTGAAGCACTCTCATACGGCACATTGTCATTGCCGGCATCGATGCTCTGCTTGCGAGCGGAGAATACCAGGGATATCGGGAAGATATAGCCGTTGATCTTCACCCAGGGCCAGCAGACCTTCATCTTGTAGCTGTTGATGCTTGCCTTGGCTGTCTTGGCTGCGCTCCTCGTGCCACCTGCGAGCTGACCAAAGGCCTCGACATACCAGTGCTTATCCACGACACCTTCTGCCACGGTCGCGAGAGCGTTCATGACGGTCGCGCTGGCACTATCGGTCTCATTATCCCATCCGGGAGCAGAGATCGTTGAAGGAATGACACCGGTCTCCTGTCCGATATAATCGATCAGATCATAGGTGTCCTTCGAGAAGGTGATCGTAGAAGGATCTACTGTCTTGTAGGATGCGGTCGCGCTCGTGATCGCGGGATCGAGGGCAGTGATGACCACGTTCTGACCATCAGCATCATACTGAGCGGTCCAGTCTGTGCCCTTGACATAGTCAGTAGCAGGTGAGCCGCCATCATTGAGTGAGAGCGTGTTCAGCACGACATACGCGCTATCGATGACTGCCTTGCCCTTGACAAAAGTCAGGCTCTTCGTAGTCGGGCTCACGCTCGCTGCGACTGTTCCGGCATTGACGATCAGGATGATAGGCAGCTTCTTCTCGATGTTCGTATGATAGTACATCGCCATCGACAGAGAGAGCCCTTTGTTGAACGCACCTGATGCAGGCACAGCATAGCCGATCTTCGACCTGACCTCTTCGATTGACTTGGCAAGCATGACCGTCCCGGCAAGGTTCGCCCAGTTTGCATCGTCAATCTGCCATATCGGAGCCTGTCCGAGATAGCAAGGATAAGACTTGGCAGATGTGTCTACGCTCAAGGCGGCAGCATCTACCTGTACGGCAGTGATACCATTTGCCATTTTCTTTACCTCCTTATGATTGATTGTTTATAGTTATCATCCAGCGTAGAATCTAGGCTGGTGACTGGTTCCCATGCCTGTCTCTAGGTTAAACTGCAAATAACCAAAGGCATACGGATATGTGAGAGCCCTTGAGGCATAGGAGCCGATTGTGAAGGGCATTTCCACCGGGAAATCAGCCTCGTTCTCAAACCAGAGCTTGAGAGCTTCAAGTAGTTCTGTGACATCGAGAGTGCCCATGTTATCCGGTACATAACTCTCATCGTCATATACATCCTGTGTATAGGCACATGCCTGGATCAGGATGTTTATTGTCTCACCATCATCCTCAAAGTCCGCTGTCTCATATCCGACTAGGATGTATGGTGCCTGGTACATATGAGCCTGGTCAGCGTAGAGTGAGAAGTTCGCATGCGGGATATTGCCGATAGCCACCTTCGGATAAACTAAATCGAGCGAGGAATCATCCTCGCCCTCTTCCGGTTCTCTCGCCATCATAAAAGTATGCTCTTCGAGCTTTTCTTCTATGAATGTCTTTATCCTGTTAAGCTCACGGTATATCGTCTTCATTTCTTACCCTCGGCCTTCTTCACAGCCAGATCATAGTAGTGATCCAGCCGCTCCTGGTATCTGACTTGCATCTCTTCGCTGACATACTCGGATATATCTTTATTCTCTGCCATCTGTGCGGCTGATAATCGTCTGATAGGCTCTATATCACGGCTTCCCTTTTTGCGCTGCCACAGCATAGTCACGCCATGCACAGTATCAGGGTTCGCGATGAATGCAGACGCAGGCTTGTACTTGCGTCCCTTCATGACTGTCAGAGTAGACTTCTTCCGTCTCTTGACCGGGATGCCGGCCTGTGACGTATACACCTTGGGAGTGAATCCGAAGTGTACAGTCGTGAATGCAGTAGACCTTACCAGGATATGATCCTTATAGGTCTTGATGTACTTGGTCATATCCTTCTTCTTGACGTTATACACAGACGGCATACCGCCTTTTGTATCCGTCAATGCAGATACGCCCTTCTTCAAAGCATCCCGCTCGGCCTTCTCCGCGCATTCCGGTATAGCCTTATTCAGTGCCTTCAGCGTCTTGAAGAATCCCTTATCAAAATCGACTGATACAGAGTTCTTTGCCATCAGACATTACCTCGTGCCAGGAATATACGATACATTCCCATCTGTTCTTCTATCTCATCAATGGTATAGATGATCTTGTCAAACCTGACCACCGATGACACCTGCGGCCTCTTCTCGAAGCTTGCCGCACTGGCATATACAAGGTGTGAGCCTTTCGGCAGAAGATCAAACTCGGCAGAGTACTTCTCGATCATGGTGTCATCATCGACCACGCAGACTAGCTCCTTGCCATCCCAGAGATGCTTATCAGCGAACTCATCGAGATTGAGGAACACGCTCTCTATGTCATTTGCCACCATATCCTTGAAAGCACTCATATCACTTGCCTTTCTTGGTCTTCTTTACCTTCTCAATGACTTCGGCAGCATCATCGACAGGCTTCGGCTCGACCTTTTCAGGCTTCATCGTCTTGATGGACTCCTCGACATTCCCGAGGATCTGAAGCTTGACCAGCTCCTCTCCGGTTGCGAGTACTTCATCACCTGCATAGTACTGTCTTCCGTCATGAATAAACGGATGTAACGCTTTAGCCATCACGCACCTCCTTACTTCCGCTTTTTGTTAGCCGGTTTCTTTGTCACGGCCTTTTTAGGAGCTGCGACAGGCTCAGCGGCTTCTATCACGGGGGCCTCTTCTTCCTGGACAGGCTCAGGCATCGGAGCAGGTTCTGCTTTCTTTGCCGTCACCTCCACAGGTACGAGCACGCCCGTCTTGATATGATACGCCGCTGAGTCATCCGGTACCTCGAAGGGCGGATCGCCCGCCCTTTTTGGCACCATGCTATAGGAGGACCGCAGACCAAAAACGCCCGTATAGTTGTCATTCACTTTTACGAGCATACAAACCTCCTTGATTATCAGGCAAAGATCGCGGTTGCGCTGATGGCAGCATTCCTGACCTTAGGCAGAACGATCGGGCGGCTCTGCTGGATCAGAGTGCGAGTATTATCATGTGCATTCGTGACGACATGAGGCACACGAGAAGCAGCATAGGTCGCGAAGTCCTGAGTGTCTTCCTCAATCTGAGTGATAGCACCATAAGCAGTGCGGCCCATGCCGGCTGCAGTGACAACGACCATGTTGTCAGGGATGAACTTTGCGGTATTGCCATCATCACCAACATACTCGCGAGTGTATGCGAAGATGTTCATGATGTGTCCCTTGACATTGAGGACAGCCAGAAGCACAGCACCGTCATCAGTTGCCGTAGGATTGACTTCCTGTGCGAGCACGAAGCGTCTGTTATCCAGGAGCTTCAGCACGGTCGCATTGTTGAGCATGACATCAGCAACATTGCCAGCCACGACAACATCAGAAGCGGCAAGGCCACGGCTGGTGAGCAGGTCAGCCATCGCAGCAAGGTCGCCGATGATGTCTGCGCTCGCGCCATCCCATGAGTGGTTGATGGTGTAGGTCGCAGGGTTCGAGACGCCGGTGTAGAACTTGAACTCCTGAGAGATGCCCTTCACGCCGAATCTGTCAGCATAAGCAGTGAGCGTATATGCATTGTTCAGCAGGGTCTGTGCCGCCATGTACTCCTCACGGAGATCGATCGCCATGTTCAGGTCAGCGATATCATCGGTGAGATACTTCGCTGCTCTCTGCGCAGCCGGGATATTGCTGAATACAGCCTCGCCAGCCGCTCTCTTCATGAGCTGGTTAGCGGTGAGGCTGCGCTCAGGAGCTACGAGCGGAGGCGTGAAGATGTGGGTCTGATACCCGCCTCTGTTCATCGGGATGCCGCCCTTATCAGGGATCACCACGGGAGCGAGATTGGAGCCCTGCTCATCCTTGAAATCCACAAGGACCTCTTCAGTGGTGAAGATGTCCTCGGGAGCAGTGGGGAAGAATCTGTCACGCAGGAATGTGCTCTTCGGCTTCACGACCTCCTGAAGCTTGAGCATGGTTTTGGTATCGTAAAGATTGAGTGCCATGATTATTGTCCCTCCTTTTCGATCAGGCGATGCCGTTGACAAGGAATATGCCAGCGTTACGCAGTGCGTCACGACCAGCCTCGCTCAGAGTTGAGCCAGCCTTGACAGCGGTCGCAGCTTCGTTGATGTTACCGGATGCGATGACCTTTGCGGTCACATCGCTGCTCGTAGCATCGATATCCTCGGCGAGGATATAACGTGCATGAGACTCGAGTGCGCTCTTGTACGCCTGATGCTTGCCACCGATGGCGGACTTATAGCAAAGGATCGTACCGCGAGCGAGCTTGCCTTCACCAGAGAGGACATCCGCAAGCTGGATGTTGACCGCCATATTCGCATCGGCGATCAGGTTGTCGGATTTGTTGACTTCTACCAGAGCCATATTACTGTACCTCCTTCTTGAGACTGTCGATGATCGCATTGAGCTGCGCCTCATCCTGTGCTACTGTGTCCTCCATGCCCGGGTTAGGATCTCCCGCAATGGAGTTCGCATCCTGAGTATCCTCAGCACGCGCTGCCATGTACTCAGCACCCACCCGAGCCTGTGCCTTCATCGCTTCGAGAGCAAGATCAGCCGCGCTCATTGGTTCCTCATACTTGGCCTTGTTGATGAGCTCAGGATCGCCGATCTGAGCCGCGATGGAGTCGATCTCCTTCATGCGCGCTCTGTCAGCCTCGAGAGCCTCTTTGACGGCATCATCAGTACTGGTGCAAGCCGCCGCTGTGGCTTCTTCCGCGATCTGATTGACCAGCTCGGGATAAGCCTCTTTCAGTTCGTGCAGATCCATGATAGATACCTCCTTTTCATTCTCTGCGTTTACGGGTTCTATCGTTGACGGCTTGCCGCCGTTTACGATCTTATTAAGCTGTGCACGGGAATACATGCCCGTGATAGCCATCTGGGGAAGATTGGCCTTTGCAGCGAACTTATGGAACACGCCATTCACTACGAGAGCCGTCTCATCATCCTCGACCATATCGACCTCGGGCTCCTTGCCTGTGACCACCTCATCCGCGAAGCCCTTCTCGACAGCTTCATCAGCAGTCATCCAGGTCTCCCTGGTCATCATGCGGAGTGCTTCATCTCTGTCTGTGCCGGTTGTATCAGCATAGATATCAGCGATGGAGCCGTTCGTGTTCTCCAGCGCATTCAGGATGCCCTTGATATCCTTTGCATTGAAGTATCCGACCATCAGAGTCGATGCACCATGTATCATCATCTGGGAGCCGGTCATCATCTTGCGCTCATCACCCGCCTGGGCGATTATCGATGCCGCACTGGCAGCGATGCCATCCACTATGGTCACGGTATGCCCTTCGAGCGACCGGATGCGGTTGAATATCGCCTTACCGGCATTCACATCCCCGCCGATGGAATTGATACGGAATGTGATCTCATCCGCCATCTTGTAGTTGTCGAGTTCATCCAGGAAGGCAGCCTCTTCTATGAACAGACCATCTATCTTCTCGCCTGTCCACCAGTCAGTAGGCACGCTCTCGACCACTTCGCCGTAGAGATTGACCTCTACCTTGCGTCCGCCATCCATCGCATTGATGAAGTACGGCTTAAACATCTGATTTTTCGCCATCATTTACCTCCTCCGTTGCCTCCGGATCAGGTACCTCGACCATCACCAGATCCTTCATGAGCTCCTGTTCACGCTTGAGCCTCTCGACATTAGATACAAAATCAGAGCCATTCAAGCGGAGTGCGCTGTCTTCATGTGTGCTGAAGCCATGCTGGCAAGCCAGAGCCTCAGCCGATATCTCCTTGCCCGGATCGAGCATTCCCTGTGACGGTCCTATCCATTCACATGCGAGATATGCTTCATGTATCGCCGGATCAGAGAAGAATCCCGGAGCACTGACTCGCCCGGTCGCGACCGCTTCATTCAGCCAGAGCTCATATACCGGATTGCAGAAGTCATTGATGAACCACGTCCGGTACATCCTGAATGACTTCCATGCTTCGAGCAGAGCACCACGGGATGCACTGTATGAAGCATTGAACTGCTTGAGCAGTATCTCTCTCGGGATCTCGAGAGCCGCTCCTATCTGTGTGCATATCGCCTCGACAAAAGGCCCGAAGCCTGATGCCGGCCTCTTTGCTTCCACAGGCACGACATTCTCGCCCGGCTGCAGGAAGTTGACCTGCCCAGGGCCCATCTCATACTCGGACGGGTCCACACTTACCTGTCTATCTTCAGGCGGCACAGCCTCATCGAACGGGTTCTCGCCTTCCGTTGTAGCTGTCTGAATGTATGCGGTCAGGAATGAATTGACCAGGGCAGCCATCAGCTCCGACTCGGTATATCTGTTGATCTGGAGGAGCGGGATGATGATAGGAGCGATGAATGACACGCCTCTATACTGATCCGGTCTCTCCGTATTCATCAGATGCAGCACATTCGGCATCCCGGTCCGCGCTGACCTTGCCTCTATCCGTTTCCATTCCGTAGCCGTGACCGTGCTCTCCGATGGATATGTATTGCGGATGTGGTACGCGACCACCTGACCATAGCGGTCAATCTCTACGCCATCAAAGATCCGGTTCCCGGTGTTCGGGTTCTTCCCGCCGGAAGCGGTGAGCACTCCGCCCATCGTTTCAGGAGTAGCCACCAGATCAGCCTCAAGAGCACGCAGACGCAGGCCATATGGTCTGTAGAGCGTGCCGGGTCTCTGCTGGATCACTGCGAACACATCGCCACTGGTCAGCCATGACACGAGCATGAGCTGCTGGAACTCATAGAAGTCATTGATGCCTGTCGCATCGCATGCGTCCTTATGACTTGCCCAGAGTGAGAACTCACGCTTGACTGTCTTCACCCAGTCAGCCATCTGCTCAGGAGTCATCCCTAAAAAGTCAGCGTCCGGGCGGGGGTTCAGTCTTAAGCCCAGACCTATTGTATTTGTCCGGTGCGTCTTGATCGCTGATGCCGCGATAGGATTACCCATATACATGAGCCGCCCGCGCTGACGTAGTGTATAGTTGTTATCGTCTATGTCTTCCCTGGGGCTTCCCGATACAGACGTGAAGCCCTTTGTGGATCTTCTGCGAGTAGACGCACCCGCACTGCCATATCCCTTGTATCCGTAGTACATGCCGCCCTCCTTACCAGTCGCGAGGAATCACAGCGACAGCCTTCCTCGGGCCGATGCCCTTTTCAAGCTGCAGCTTCTGAGCCATGAGCTTGTCAAACTTCTTCAGCACGTCCTCCGCTGATAGCACATTCTTCGTGATGGAGCGGCTGCCGATGGTATACCCGGACACGCCACCACCTGCCAGGATATCCTTCCTGGTCACAGCGAGCGTATCAAGGTCATCCACGACCATCTGATACTTGTAGCTGTTCGCATATAGCCGTGATATGTACTTTATTCCGTTTGTAGTGGTAGCATCATAGTTCATGTTCACCATTCCTCACTTAATGTCCGCCTCACGCTTCGCCGTCTCGGCTGTGCCTGCTGCGGTGTGGGTTTCGGTTGTTCAGGATGCAAGAGCCGCTCTCTGATGGCATCAAGGTTCGGATGCAGTACTTTGAAAGCCGCATTTGCATAGTTCCTACAGTCAAGAGCCTCATTACGTTCATGCCCTGGCAATTTCTCCCAGTGCCATCTGCCCGACTTATCTATCACCAGCTGCTCCGAGAGCAGACCGGAATAAAAAAGAGCGTCATATCCACGCCCTTGATCTTTCGGAAAATGTGACATCCTCGCGCCCGGCTCTCGGATCTTCAAGCCGCTCATGATGTGCTCTTTTCCGCTGTCTACGCCTATCATGTAGTACCAGACCTTACCCGTCCGCCCTGCGCCTGTGTTATACTCTGTCTGCTTCGCAGGTGATGTGAACGGTGTATCTGAACGATTCGCACCCTTGATGGGGAATACCCGCTTATTCTTTCGGTCCGCACATGCGGCATATACTTCCTGTGTATAATGACCGCCCGAGTCTACAAAAGTCAGTGATATCTTCAGGCCTTGCCCGTTCTCGAAGTACCAGGTCTTATCTATGACACCATCCAGCTTCTCCCATGTATCAGGGTTCGCAGGGTTTCCGTCTATGATGCCCTTTTCTATGCCCCAGTTCTCCTCAAACATGCCATAACCGACCACCTCATACTCGAGACGGTTATCCTGTGTATCCACGCCGCATGTCAGACAGAGCACTCCATCAGGAAGATCCGCTCCATAGACCTCGGCACGGCTCGCGATCTCTTCCTCGTCTTCCAGATCGCCTCTGTTCTCCCAGAGCTGACCGAACAGAGTATTAAAAACCGGCTGCAGCTTCTCGGGATCTTTGCCGGCCTCCAGGAACCGCACGATGATGCGCTCCCATCTCTGCCAGGGCGAATAGAAGCCATTGATCCAGAACGACCGGCAGCCATTATGTATCGCATCAGGGCTCTTCGCGATCCATTTCATCGGCTGAGCCTTGATGATATCCTCTTCAGACGCACATCCGCACTCCGGGCATACGCACGATGTCTCATCTACGATGAACTGCTTCCTCGTGCCCGTGCCTATCGTGTGATACTTGAAGCGTATCGCGTCAAAATTGATGAAGAAGTACTCGCCGCAGTGCGGACATTCGACACACCAGTACTCCTTGGTGCCCAGTTCGAAGAGATCCTCGATCTTTGACGCACCTCGGATAGTCGGAGTGCTCACTGCGACCATCTTCGCATTGTAAAAGGTCGCTGTTCTGCGTTCGAGCAGGCTCCACGGATCACCTTCCGTACCTGCGGACCGTGACCAGCGATCTATCTCATCACCAAAGACATACCTTGCAGGCGTACCTGCCAGATCAGTCGGACTGTTTGAGCCGATCAGCGATATCATGCCGCCCGGATATACCTTTTTCGTGATGGTATTGTTTGTATCTCTGCTCTTTGAGTTCGCGACCTTCTCCTCGAGTGCTTCCGTATCCCGTATCATGGGAGCGAGCCGTCTCTTCGAGAAGTCCTCAGCGAACTCCTTCGTAGGAAGAACATACAGCGCAGGTCCCGGGTCCTGATCTATCATGTATCCGAGCATGTTCAGGAGTGCTTCCGTCTTGCCTACCTGGGAAGATGCGACCACTGCGAGGATGTTCACCTCGGGATCATTGAACGCATCCATGATCTCCTTCATGTACGGAGTCCGTGACGTTCTCCACCTGCCCGCCTCGGCACTGTTCTCAGGCGAGAGCTTGCGATACTTGTCTGCCCACTCGCTGACAGTCAGGTCTTCCGGTGCCCGGAACTTTTCGCAGAGCTTTTCGATGAAGGCTGCTGTTTTCCGGAGCTCTTCTTCGCGGCTTTCTGGCTTGACGGAGCTGACTTCTTCGATGTCGATCGTGCCGCTTTTACTTCTTCCTTTGCCGCCGTCTCGGCCTCTTGTACGCTTAACCATTTCTCCCGCTCACTCACCCGCTTTGCATACTCATTCGGGTCATATCTGTATCCCGCCATGTCATTGAGCAGCTCATCAATCTCCCGTTTGATGACTGCCGATGCGACCTTGGCAGTGTTGGCTTTCGCCACATCCACAGCGAGCCGTCCGGGGAGAGCGAGGATCTCGCCTCTTATCCGGACTATCATGTCAGATGTGACATCATCCACGTCTTCAGACCGGTGCATCTGTCCACGGAGCTCTGCAAGCTCAAGTTCGAGCTTATCTGCCCGTGCGGCTTTGTATCGCAGATCTGCCAGTTCCATGCGTGCCTTTGCCAGGACATCATCCGGTGTCTCTTCCTTCTGCCTCAGGAACTCGATGTACTGCAATATGGCAGGGAACAGATCAAAGTATCTATCACGGTTCCTTGTCTCCGCGATCGTGAGCACTTCATCATCAGCGAGCTGCCTCACCCATTCAGCGGAACAGTTCAGCTTTTGTGCCAGTTCCGTTGTGGATACGATGTAGTGACCGTCCAGATTGATGTCTGTTTGCTTCGGCTTCTTGTTCATGAAATCTACTCAACCTCTGACTGGGGCACCTCGCACCTACGGCTTTTTTGGGCCCGAGAGCACCGCAAGCCCCGTCAAACCGCCGGAAGTACCTACCCCCAGCCCCAGCCACCTTGCCGCATGCCCTGGGGGATACCCTCCACCCTGGTCAAATGCTTTTTTCCGGCTCTGTAAAAAGTTTTTGCCTTCGCGTCCGCGCTCGCGTCTTGCGTTCATTCGCGCAACAAAAAAGGCGCGTCCATAACGGATGCGCCCTGTGTTCTCGCGGTCTTTATTTATTTACATAATATTAGATACTATAGATTGTAGCAGAACAGTATGGACATGTCAATATCTAGTCCGCATAATCTTTGAAATAATCTAATGCTTTCGGATGTATCCGTCTGATGGTATTTGCGAGAGTAGCTCCTATCTCTCCCGCCACATCCTCCCACCGGTACAGCCTGCCATCAGGAGTGAGGCTGGTATAGTACAGGGTCAGTAGGGCACGGCACCTCTCATCAGGTATACCCCGGATGACAGCCCGGGTCTTCACGACCTTCACATCGAGATCATACCCCACCCTGGTTATCTTGTCCTCTATCTCGAACAGAGCAGAGACACGCTCCGAGAGTACATCTTCCGGTGATGTCTGTACCCTGTCCTTGTCATAGGTGATAGCCTTGGGATAGAGTGAGAAGCGCAACTCATCACGTTTAGCCATCAGCCGCTGTATCTTCTTGTGGTCATCCCTGATAGAGCGCAGGTGCTTCTTTGCTGCCGCGATATCCATTGATTACCTCCTTAAGCGATAAGCCCGAGACGTATGCCACCTATCCGGGAGATCTGTCTCAAGATCACCCTGGGCGAGCAGTATGTTCATGTGCTGCCACACGCTAGTAGGTGATACCTGAATGGCATCAGATATCTCCTTGTTGGAAGGAGCATATCCATGATCCTCTATGTAGATCCTGATGAATGCGAGTATCAGGCTGCGTGTCTTGGCTCCCCGTTCATAGTGTCTCATCATCCACCTCCTCTAGTGCACATAAGAAAGCTATGTTGCAAGCTGCATGCCATAGATGAGGCAGGCCACTCTCTTCATCTTTGCTCTTCGGATCATCTATGTATGCCAGCAGATGCCGCATCAGAGCATCACGATATCGAGCAGGTTCAACAGTCTTCCAGTTATCAGGATCATGATATTTTTGATTGCCATACATCCGTATTCTGGCTATCGCCCTGATCACGTCAGTAGGCACCAGTGTGATCTGCAGCTTGCCTTCATCTGCTTTGGCTGTCTGATCTGGTGCGGGAACATATCTATCGCAGGTTTCTACTCTTATCACATCGGCTGATTTTACAAAGCAGCGAGTTCTTTCCCTGTCCAGATATTGACAGTCAATACATAAACTATGCTTCATCTTTCATCTCCTTTATGTGCTTATCGATCAGGGCCAGTATCTCTTGCATCTGCTGATGATGCTCCACATATTCCGGTACAGTCGGGCTCGGTATGTCTACATCCCATACTGCCTGCCATACTTCTTGCAAAGCTTTGATCCCCATCTCAATGCCTGTATCAAAGCCATCTAAAAATCCGCCCAGTCGCAAAATAGGGATCTGATCTGATGTATTGTCACCTGTTAAGCGTCTGTATTTCGATACCTCTTCATGTAACATCTTGGGCCTCCCTTTTTATCTTCTCCGATACATCCTTGCTACCATGAATGATCACGCCCTTTTCAGTGGTCATCATCACAAAGCGTGAATCTGCTGCGAGCTTTTTTATGAACTCAAAATACCGTCTTTCATTGTCTTTCATCAGTTCCTCGACATCATCCATCAGTTTGCTCAGCTCCATGAACTCTGTCGGATTATCCATGTACCGCACATATAAGCGATGTTTCAGAGCATGCTTATAATCCGCTATTGTCAGCTCTGTCTCCATCTTCTCCACTATCTCCATCCTCGACCTCCTCCATCATTCTCTTCAGGTCTTTCGCCGATATCCGGCTGATAGCCTCTCTCATAGAGATACCAAACTCAAATATCGCCCTGGTAAGTCTCCAAACTGCATAATCAAAGCCCAGTATCCCCGGATGCTCTTCTCTGACATATTCCGCTATGTAATCATTCTCTGTCATTGTTGATAACCTCCCTGAGTATATCGCCATAATCTTTCGGCCTCTTCTCTTCAAAGTGTTCATAGATATGCTCGCCATGCTTGCAGAGTACGTCATTCAGATCTATCATGATCTCTTCAAGCGTCTCGAGCCGGGCATCTATCTTGTCTCTCTCCCTTATGAGCTTCCGCTTCTCACCCTGGCACCACAGATACGTCTGTGTCACCTTGTAATACAGTCCATTAAGATCATTCATTCGTACTGGCCTCCTTTTTCTCCTCGTAATCCTCGCATATCGGATAAAATCCCGCTGCCGTCATTGTGTCATTATTGATCGTGATATAATCCTCGTTGCAATCGCCGTCTCCGTCATTGTGGATACAGTCCGTGCAATAGCAGCTTACATACATCATGCCTGTTCCTCGCTTTCTGCCTGTGGCACATACTGACGATCATCATCATTCCATTTCCATCCTAAAAAATCTAAATAAAACGACCTCAAGCACCACTCACATAGATGAAATGTGGAATATCCGTCAAAACCATCTATACCGATTTTGTATCTTTTTTCTCCGCAACTATCCGCTTGGGTTATTTTGTTGCATTTGTCACACTTTATCCATTCACTCATTCCTTATCCTCATCCTCCACCATTAACTCTATACCGCAGTATCTCTGTACCTGTTCCAGCACGTCCGCAGTCGTGAGCTCATGATCCCTAATCTCTTGAAGCATCTCTGCATAGCGTGATGCGAAGCGTTCTGTCTTTTTATTGTCTCCGGTCAGCTCCCGGAAGCAGAGCACTCCGACTCCGATGCTCTTCAGCCAGTTATCTGTAGCAGCTGCATCGACCTCTTTCTGCATCTTCTTCTCGACCTGGCTGGCTGCAAGGAATATATTCGCTTGTACATTGTGCGGTCTGCTATAATGTTTCTTTTTCATCTGTTCTCCTTCCTGGTGCCCATCGTCTCCGAGAGACTCCCGGAGACGGGGCTTCCAGTTGGCGGCTGTGTGCGATAACAACAGGCTCGTGTGAAAAATGCGTTTACAGTGACATCCATCTATCTTCACCCTTTGCCGCCTTAAGGGTTCGGATCATCCAAAAAGTCCCAGATGTTCATCTGGCCTCTGATCTGACCGGGCTCATTCTCCCATTCGATCTCGAGATAATCGAGCACTCTTCCCCAGCCATACTCACCTGACTCATCCTTGACTGCGTGATACATGAGAAAGTCCCAGTATTTAGGGTTCCGCTCCTTCAGCCTGTCGAATCTATGCGGTCTTGTCTCGAGATGTACTCCAAAGCCGCACATCGGGCATCCGGTTCTTTGTGCTTTAGTCGTGCGGAGCAGTCCGTCTGTACCTCGCTCTATTTTTCCATAGATCTCGGGCACAGGAGCCTTCAGATCCAGAGCGAGTGTGAGCAGGTCTTGTCTTGAGAAGTAGTTGAACGGGCATGAGCGGGCCGTCTTATCACTGACGTAGTTGCAGCCGTATCTTCTGAGAGAGAATCTGCGCTGTCCGCCTTCTATCTGCATCAGTCCGAGGAATGGATATATATCATGCTCTTCCTGATATCTCATAGACGGTGCTTCCTTCATGACAAAGCAGCAGTGATCCGATACCTTGAACGGTGCGACCTGGCACTTCAGATCAGGTCTGTCTTCGGCATAGTGCCCGCCGAACTTCACCAGTATCTCATCATCGAGCTTCATGCTCTCCGAGTGCTCAAAGTGTCCCCACGGTCCTGTGTCTCCGGTCATCAGTGCATGATTGTAGTAGAGCAGTCTCTTATCAGCCTCTGACCGGGGCACTTGCAGGTGTTCTATCTTACCCGCGATCTGTTTTGAGAGGATAGGGAAGCCATACTTATTGAGCACCTGCACGAAGTTCATATCCGGTCTTATCTTTTCGACTCCCAGTTCAGTATGTACCTTCTGTATCGAGACATCCTCCAGAGCAGATACCGATATACCTCTGCACTCACCCAGGATAGACCGCACAAAGAGCAGCAGTACGATAGAGTCAAGGCCTCCGACAGATACGGCATAGTTCTTGCCGGCATCCGCACATATCTCTGTCCACTCAATGACTCGAGATTTTGCCACATCGAGCTTGTCTTCATAGCTCATGCTGTTGAAGTATCTATTCCGCTCGATTATCTCGTTCTTTTCCTCTTCACTGATCTTTGCCATCTTCGCTCCTGTTATTCCATGCCGCGATCATCGCTTCATCTTCTGTCATGCCCTGATTGATGTACGGTGTTATCAGTCCGCTGGTAGCGAAGCACACTGCACACCTTGCCCGCTTCGTACACTTATCGAATCTGACCTTCACCTGACCGCAGAACGGGCACGGCTTAATCTTTACTTCGTCAGACATAGCTCTTCATACCTCGGACTGTACCTCAGGCCGTTGTCTGTTTCGCATAGTACGGTGTGCGTATGCTTTGCCAGTACAGTCATCTTCTTCAGTCCATGCCCGCCATCTGCTCCTATCGCATATGCCGTGACTCTCATGCCCGGATATATCTCACTGGGTTCGAGCCCTTTCTTTCTGGCCTGTGACTCTTCGATACGCTCGAGCTTGTCTATGCGTATCGCGCCGGCCTCTGCCTGTTTACTCACGGTAGTATCTCCTCCTTTGTCGTTTTTACTATGATGTGCCTCTTGAATCCTTCCTTCACAGCCATGAATCCAGCCATGAGCCTTCTGCCGTAGTGTCCCTGTTCCAGGTTCAGCTCCTTACAGAGAGCATCGCAGCTGTCGCAGATGTCTCTCCATGCCTCTTCCGTGACTGCGCTGTCTGCCGGATACTTCTGTTCCAGGTTCCACATCCACATGTGCACCTTGTATATCTTTTCCTTCTCGACCATATCCATGTCATAACTCCTCCACCTTGATGAAGATCCCCGGTATCTCCGCCCAGAACTTTTCTATCATCTCCTGAACGACCTGAGCATCATCCTTCCAGAATCCCGCCTTCGTCATCTCATCCTTGAGCATCTTGTTCAGGTTGTCTGTATCCGGCTTTGATGTCTTATACTCACCATCCTGATGCTTGCCCCTGGGGAATAACCACTTGACCATGAGCATGACCGGACCGGATAGCGGAGCTTCGGGAGCCTGTTTCAAGAGTGCCAGCTTGAGAGTGTTCCGCGCTTCCTTCAGCTCTCGATCCTCGTAAAAGTACAGGCTTCCGTCTTTACGTTTTCCGACTCGATGTTCTTGCTGTGTTTTAGTAGGCGGGTCCATTGCCAAAAAGAATTGCATTTTGTCACTCCTTTTCTGCCATTCCCATGATGCGCCGCGACAGTGTGGGGACATTCGCGTCTTTAGCGCATGTCCCACACACGGCGCGCCACGGTTTTGACAAAAACCTTTTAATAGGGTTTGGCAAAGTGTTGCCATTCCCTATAGGGTTTGGCGTCACAATGTTGCCGCCATTCCCTATAGGGTTTGTCACTGTCACAATCGTGCCAAAATCAATCGCTCTGTTTGTCACTTTTGTCACTCTCCTCATCCTGTGTGTCACGCATGATGATCATGCCATTCTGGATAAATGCATCATCGTTTTCTTCTATCCAGCGTCTGATGGATCTGCCTGAGAATCCCTTATCACTCTTGAAGTATTCGACCGCTTCGCCGAGAGTCGGATGCGGTGTCTTCTGGCCTTCCGGTCTTTGGTCAATCTCTGACCAGTTCTCCACGAAGGAGAGTAGCCGTTCATATTTGTCATCCTTCTTCTCTGTCTTCACGGAATTGCCACGCCTGGAATTGGTTGCGCTATCTGCACCGGACATCGGCTTGGCCTCCTTAAGATCTGTAGTGATCCGATGCACAGGATGGTCAAATATCACATCGACATCCTCCGGTGTCTGGAACTCACGGAGCGTATAGCTGATACGCCATGCAGTCTGTCCCTTTTCGAGTGACTTGCCTACGTCTCTCGGATTGAGCTGTATCATGTCGAGCAGTGCATCGGGATCTCTGGCGAAGACACCCGAACCGGATGCTCTGTCCATAGAAAACTTTCCGCCCTGCGAGCCTTTTGAGTGATGATGGCAGCATATTATCGATGTGCCCAGTTTGGCGCAGATATGGTCGAGCTGATTGAAGAACTTACCCATCTCTGATGCACTGTTCTCATCGCCCTGGTTTATCTTGTAGAGCGGGTCAAATATGATGGCATCATAGTCCTTGCCTGTCGCACGTCTGATGAGCCTCGGGGCCAGCCTGTCAATAGGAGCATTTTCTCCGCGCAGGTTCCATACAGTAAACCTTGCATCTTCTTTAGCTATGCCCATCTCTTCTCTGACATTGTCTATGCGATGCATGAAAGATGCCCGGTCAACTTCCAGATTGATATAAAGCACTTTCCCCTTCATGCATGGCATATTGAGCCAGTTCTTCCCTGCGGTGATGCAGAGCGCGAGCTCTATCAAGAGGAAGCTCTTGCCGGCCTTTGACGGTCCCGATATCAGCATCTTATGTCCTTTACGGAGCACGCCCGCTATCAGCTCAGGAGCCAGCGGAGGCAGTTCCTTCTCATACGTTTCTTCAAAGTCCGGGAGCTGATCGACAGCATCCTCGATATAGTCCTTCCATTCGTCAAAAGTAGCAAGCCCGATGTTCTCCGCGATGATGAATTGCTTCTTATCGCCTCGGATCACGCCCGGCATTCGGCTCATGCGTGATGCGTTCTTGTTCTGCTTGTCTATGGATAGGCCGTTCTTCTCGCATACCTTATAGAGATAATCCACACGCTCTCTGTACTCTCTGGCATTGACTGCGTCTATCCTGACAATGGCATGTACTGACTTCTTCCCGGAATGCACCATCATGACGATAGGAAGCTTCAGTTCTTCCATGAGTGCCTTCTGCTTTTCGATCGCGAGAGAGTCGGACTCCACCAGGGCGAACCGGAATGCCGTGACATTGTCATTTGACACACCCATGCCATCCAGCGGATTGAATCTTATCCATGCACCGGCCTGCTCGTTATAGTCTCCGATGGTATCCTTGATGTCCTTTGGATGCTTCTTTATCGACTGAAGGATCTGTCCGGCAGTCATCCCGAACACTCCCTTTGAAGACGGCCTCCACTTGCCCTTTTCTTTGTCTTCTTCTGCGTCTATGCAGTATCCGACTATCTCATCATCCTGGTACATTGCCCGGATGTATCGCCTCAGTTCGTCCACGCCGTCAAACTCCTTATCAGACGGCTCTTCTATGATGTTTGATGTATCAAGCCAGGCGGAATCCTTCACGACCACATCAGGATCACCGTCATACTGGATCTCATCCTCCCAGTCGAATGTGGTCACTTCACGCTTGCCCGGTGTCACATATCCGAATCTTTTCGCCAGGTCGACTATGGTGCCGCCTGTCACGATCACGCCCGCACTCTCACGGAATGTATCCCATTTCTTCTCACAGACTCCCTTCTTATAGCGTGAGTCAGACGCACTCCATGAGTCCCATACATTGCAGCTGTAGCCTTCATGCTTCAGGGCCATGCCTACATTGATCCATTCTGTATAATCCAGGGAAGATGGCGGGATGTATTGCAGAGCTTCTGTCAGATCCATAATACCCCCTGTTCTGCCAGTCTCTTTGGCTGATAGAATGCCGGATCAAGATGTGCGAGCCACGGCTTCCATCCGGCTGCGCTGAGAGCAGATAATATCTTGCTGGCCTCCTGGAATGTCCACGCCTGAACATTCTGGAATCCGAACTTGGTCAGAGTCTTGATCTGTCTCGGTGTGGACATATCCTCCTGTGCGCGTTCCATGAGCTTGCTGATGATCTTTGATGCCTGGCCTTTGCACATGCCTTCCGGATCAAGCCCGAAGTTCTGTATAGTCTTGATCTGCTTCTCTGTTGCTGGCATTGCCTCCCAGCCGAATGTAGGCACATAATCGAGCAGCTCTTCCATGTCGAGTGTCAGACTGAACTCAAGCGGATCTATCAGCTTCTTCTGCTGCTTCTTGCGCTGTTTTGCAGCTTCTTCCAGTTCCCTTGCCAGAGCGTTCTTCCGCTCTTCCATGACATCATGTTCGACTTGTTCCTCGGCTGCAAAGAGATCCATCGGTTCTCCGCCTTCGAGCTTCTCCGTGACCTTCTTCGCGATCTCTTCCTTCTTGCAGATGATGTCCGCCGGTCTGACTAGGTCATGCTTTCCGGTCATCCATAAGAAATCGAGTACCAGCAGATGATCCTTGCCTTCACATGGTCTTGTGCCACGTCCGAGCATCTGACAGTAGAGGCTCCTGATCTTAGTCGGTCGCAGTACCACGATACAATCGACTATCGGACAGTCCCAGCCTTCTGTGAGCAGCATCGCATTACAGAGCACGTTATACTTGCCATCCTCGAAGTCCTTAAGGATCTCTTCCCGGTTCTTTGACTGTCCATTGACTTCTGCCGCCCTGAAGCCCTTCCTATTGAGGATATCCCGGAACTCCTGGGCGATACTAACCAGTGGAAGAAATACGACCGTATGCCTATCCATGCAGGCCTTCGCCATCTCATCAGCGATATCCTCAAGATACGGCTCGAGTGCGTGCCCGATGTCATTGATCTGGAAGTCACCCATAGACACCTTGACAGATGAGAAGTCAATGTTCAGCGGCATGGTCTGTACTCTGATCTTTGACAGATATCCCGCCTTGACTGCATCCCGGAGGCTGTATTCATATGCCAGGCTTTCAAACACTTCGCCCAGGTTCTTCATATCGCCTCTGTCCGGTGTAGCCGTCACGCCCAGCACCTTCGCATAGTTAAAGTGATTCAGCACGTTCCTATAGCTCTGTGCCATTGCGTGATGTGCTTCGTCTACGATCAGCGTCTTGAAGTAGTCCCTGGGGAAGCGTGACAGTCTTTTTTCTGTCTGAAGCGTCTGCACTGATCCGACAGTGATAGCCTCGTCCGAATCAAGGCATGTCTGGTCCGCTTTTTCGACAGAGCAGTTCAGCCCGCTGATCTTATGTATCTTATCCGATGCCTGAGTGAGCAGTTCCTCGCGGTGTGCCAGGATGAGCACACGCCCATCCTCGGCACGGTCTCTTGCGATGCTTCCGAAGACTATGGTCTTGCCGCAGCCAGTAGGAAGCACGAGCAGAGTGCTGTCTTTATCTTCCCATTCCTTATATATGGCCTGCTTTGCGGCTTTTTGATAGTCTCTCAGTTCCATTCATCCTCCTCCGTACTGACCGGGGGATCGATGTACTTGCCCACGTTATTGAAGAAGACATTGTCATTGTTGCCCTGTGTCTTAGTGATGTGAGCACGGCCTGTGCGCCCGATGGCCTCATTCCACTTCATCTTGAGTCTCTCGCCATGCTGCTTGAGTCCGATGGACCTGAAGAATGCGCTGATCTTCCACTCCATAGTGGTCGCGAGCGGGAATCTGTCAGTAACATAGCAGTCACCTTCGTCTGTGGCGATCTTCAGCGTGACATCCGCCTGATTGCAGGCCGGTGTCTTTGCGCCCGCCTTGGGAGTATAGTGAGATCTCTCGAACTTCACGACCTCAAAGTCATAGTCACCTTCCTCGACCGTGACGAACGACCTATCCTCGCCGTCATACTCGATCTCATCATCCCAGTCAAAAACCTTTGCTTCGTCTGCCATTTCCTTTTCCTCCTTTTAGTTGAATGGTATATAGTCCTTTGTCAGATCTATCTTCTTCGCGTACTTTGCAAAGCCCGCCCACTTGGCGATGATGTTCTCTTTGACAAAGTCAGGATCTATCTCTGACAGTTTTGCGCCTGTGAAGCACTTCCCCTTGGATGCACATGCTGCAGCGACTCTTTCCTCGCTGATATCATCTTTTGCCATGAGTGCCCGGAGCTCCTTGATATAGTCAGGCTCTTCTTCCTGTTTCGGAGCTTCCGCCTTGGGCTCCTGTTTCGGCTCGGGCTTCTTCTCAGCAGGTTTCTTCTCTGCCTTCTTCGGAGCAGGTGCTGCAGCCTTGGCCTCCGGCTCGATGACCTTCTTGATCTGCTCATACTCGAACGGTACACAGTCCTCAAGCCCTGCGCGATTTTTGGCATCCCAGCACGGATTATGTGTGGTATACATGACGCGCTTGCCGCCCTGGGCCTTCTTCGACTTGGTCTTGTCATCCTCGACCACATACGTCTTGTAGTTCGCGAAGAGCACCATGTCCGCCCATTCCTTAAGCATCGGAGCGACCTGTCTCGAGAGCTTCATCTCCCAGCGGTCATACGCACCCATCTCATCCGGCTGTTCAAACTTCCGCATCTTGGCATGAGCAGTGATCACCACATTGATACCGGCAGAAATAACCTTTTCAAGAAGGTCGAGCAGCTGCTTGAAATTCTCCTGAAGGTATGTATAGCCTTTACCATAGCCGAAGTCCTCAATGCCCTTAACTCCCGCCTTATCGCAGGTATACTTAATACAGAGCATCTCCGCCCAGTCAGCCGTATCAACAGCCAGAGTCTTGCAGACTGACGTATCAGCCAGAACAGTCTTAACCGCATCGAGTACGTCCTCCCATTTCTTAGGTGCCTCAAACCTCGCGACATCCATCGCCTTTGTAGATCCTTCCGTATCGATGTAGACCACGTCCGGGAACTTCGATACGAATGTGCTCTTCCCGATGCCTTCCGGTCCGTAGATGACCACCTTCTGTGCGCTCGGGATCTGTCCTTTGATGATTTTCATGCTTCCTCCTTCCTGGAATTAAAATCTGTTCTTGCGCTCATAGTTCTCTTGATGTCATTGACCATCTTCTCCGCTCTGAACTCGAGCTCATCGTCTGAGACTGGTGCGCTATTGTTCAGCTCGATGAGATAGTACAGAATGATAGGTTTCAGCCATCTCATGTGTTATCCTCCTTAAAATGAAAACTCAATTGACCGGTTTCTTTGTCGAGTGCGTTCATTGCATCCTCAGGTGAGAGATATTCACATATCCATCCATGACAGCTCTTCCGATGTCCATGTAACATTTTGTTAATCTCGCTATCATTACAATGGATGCCTCTGCTGGCTTCTCTTTGGGATGGATAGATTCTGATTTCTCCTGTTTGGATGTTGGTCAATCGGATTGGAGTCTTATGACGGGCTCCTTTTCCGAACTTATCTCTCGCAAGTAATAGGTTTTCGCGGTTTGTGCTCCATTCAAGATTGCGAGCTCTGTTATCATGCTTTTTACCATTCTTATGATTAACTCGATCGCGTCCTTCCGGATGTTCGCAATATGTCATCGCTACAAGCCGATGAACATATCTTTCTCTTTTACCATTAACCATCACATGTGAAGTGAGCCTGAGATATCCATTTCCGCCCTTGGCTGATGTCTTTACGCATATTCCATCCACCATGATTCTTCCCATATCGCTCGCTTTTACATTGTGGCTACCCGGTACCAGCCTCCAGTTCTCAGCCATGACGGTCACCTGATAGCCAGATGCACTCCGCGCTCTTCCAGGTGAGCCCAGTCGAACGTCTCGCCATTTTCGAGTGCGGTCCTGATCTTTTCTGTATCTGTCTTGGGTTCCATCTTGATGTAATCATCCGGCACAGTGCCCGTGATGGCGAGTGGAGCCTTGCCGCCATTCTTCTGAATAGCGAAGGTATGCAGGTCTGTCTGGATCTTCGTTTGGTTTGTGGTCTGCATAGACTCGAGCATCCGCTGCTTCATCAACTTGATGCGGTTCTCGACTGCGTGCTTCCTGTTGGCGATCCTAACCTCTTCATGGTCGAGGAGCTCCACCTGACTCTTCAGCGTATCGATAACTGCAGCATAGCCATCCAGCTTGTCATCGCGAGCACCGAGCACGCCTTCGAGAGTATCCAGGAAGCACTGAGCATCTTCGGGATCAATGGAAGGTGCCAGATCTATCAGCTGACGGAGATCGTCAGTGAGTGAATAGAGAGTATCCATGCTAATTCCTCCTTGATAAATTGTTGAATTGCTGATAAGATATGGATGTGTGTATTTTTAACATCCTTTGAGTCGCTGTATTCGCAGTACAGCGGCTCATCTTATTTCTCTTCCGTTAACATCAAACTGTCTGCCGACCGGCTTCCCGGAGTCGGTGTCCAGGTCATAGTCATCAGTGACACGCCTGTCCTTCATCTTGCGCTCTATGGCAGATGCGTCCTCCGCGATACCTTCCATGAGCATCTGAAGGTGCTGCAGGTTCTTCTCGATCTGTCCATTGACTACCCACGGGAATACATCCGTCTTGAAGCCTTCATCAGCTGCGTCACTGCGTCCCTTCTTGGTCAGATCCAGCGTCTCCTCCACCAGTCTCTGTGCCATCTGTACTGTCCTCGATAAGATCATTTGTCTGTTCCTCCTTTTCCACGACTTCTATGAAGCCATTCTGTGTGAGCGCAAAGCACTCTTTCCTCGTTGCCTTCCAGATATCTACTACCGTTCCCTTCCTGACACCTCCCTTCCCGGTATCCTCTATCTCATAAGTTCCTATCAGTTCCATGTTGCTGTTGTAGACCTTTGCGAGCTTCCCGATATCTTCCTTCCGGTACGCGCATATCCCTTCTCGCACTTCCACGCCTGATGCGGTGACACCTCGCAAGCAGTATCCTGTGATCTTTACCGGCTGCACTTCAGCCCTTGCCGTCATCGGCATCATCAGGATCATGGTCAGCGCGATGATGACCGCCCGCTTCATGCATCCTCCGGAATGATCGCTTTGAGTATCCATGACATAGCCATGAACACGAGCAGGCCTCCTACCACCAGAGCCACTTGGGGCCATGTGAATGTGGGCTTTGTCTCCATTCCGACTGCGATCAGTACGATACCGAGAGCAGCCATGATGCCATATACCGCAGGCTTAATCAGTCTCTTCATTGCTTTCCTCCTCTCTGTAGACGGATGTGATGTTCAGCAGCTCGCACAGGTTCTCCGCAGAGTTCCTTGCATATCCGACCTTCTCCCATGCTTCAGCCACATCCATCTGATCTCCCGTTCGTGTGGTGCACATTTCCCAGAAGAGCCGTCTGACCTGGACGCATATCATGTCATAGCGTTCCTTGTTCAGCGGTATGCGCTCGGGTTTCTTGCGCTCCTTGGGATAGTCATGTTTGGCTTTGTTCATCGTCTCTCCCTTCTTACTTGTCACAGACACATGATGCCCGTCTTAGTTTTTCCAGCTCATCTGTGTCAAACAGGATCGGAGAGTTGATAGCATTGCTCATCTTCCAGGCAATCTTCTGGTTCCGTCTTCTGTAGATGCCGAGCAGGTACTCTTCCGGGAATCCCATTTTCTTCAAGTCGGACATTTTCATCACCTGTGCCGGATAGTTCATCTCGATCTCCTCCGTTTCTCCCTTAGGGATGTGCTAGTCCTTGTTTGTTGGCATTTCGTCTACTTCTCGGGCAAAAAAAATCCGCTCTTTATCGGTGAGCCTTGTGATTCCGAGTTCGCGACATAGGATCTCTACGTCAGAACTCTTGAAGTCATAACGGTTCACACATCTCATCCGGAAGCTTTGGATCGTGCAGCCTATCTTGTCAGCAAGATACTGCTTCCGCTTCCCGGATGCACGGATTGCGTCCTCGAGCAACGCCGTGTTTACCATATTCAGTTCCTCCTTCCCCAGATATTGTGTTGACGAGTTGTCTACAGTCAATATATCAATACGTTTTTACTTTGTCAACATATTTTCAAAAAAATGTTTGTATTTTTTCAACAAGGCGATATAATTACAGCAGGAGGTATCTGTTATGACAATGGGAGAGCGCATCAGAGACAGAAGAAGAGAGCTGAACTTGACGCAAGATGAACTCGCGCAGAAGGCGGGCTATAGATCGCGGTCGTCTATAAATAAGATCGAAAAGACACGCGAGCTGCCCTTGAAAAAGGTATCCGCCATTGCGAGAGCTCTTGAGTGCTCGCCGGCCTATATCATGGGATGGACAGATGATCCGAATGAAATTGAAGTTCGTATTGAGGCTGAACGGATAACAGGTGCAAGAGTAGGCTCAACTAGGCTTTTAATGCCTGCGGCTTATTCTAAAAAGATAAACGCTTCTGCTCCAAAGCCTGAACATGTTTTATCGCTGGCAGAGCAGATCTCAGATGGTGACGAAGCCGAGGATGCCGCTGACGATGATGATGAGATTTATGATGATGCTTATTATCTATTGAGTGATGCTGCAGATATCGCCCAGGAGCTTCTTACAAATAAAGATCTTCGGGCATTATTGGATGCTGCGCGTGATGCGCGTCCCGAAGATCTGAAGATGGTTACAGATATGCTCCGCAGGTTCAAGGAGACGAATCCTGATGGATGATATTTTTATATACATAGTACCATTGCCACGAGGAGTGCATGAAATTGTCACACCATGCGCTGATGGATATACCGTATACATTGATGAGTCCCTGACACCGGAAGGAAAAATGGACGCATATAATCACGCGCTGTATCATATCGATCACAATGATTTTTCAAAAGACAATATTCAGTCGATAGAGCGGAGAGCGCATAAGAAGGGAGCGTGATCTCTATGACAGTAGGAGAGCGTATAAGAGAAGTTCGCGAACAATCAAACATGTCACAAATAGAGCTCGCTGAAAAGATGGGATATAAAGATAAATCTTCCATCAGTAAAATTGAATCATCTGGGAATAAAGTCACGTTGAAAACTATCGAAAAAGCAGCGAAGGCTCTTAATGTGTCACCTTCTTACTTCATGGAATGGGAGAACGAGCATAGTATCAGTGAAAAGGGCGAAAGCATTCATGAATCCGATATATATAAGCGATATCGTCAGTTAAGGAATCTTTATGGATTGCGTGATGCGGATGTCGCTCGCATGACCAGAATCACTCCTTCCACGTTTACAGACTGGAAATACGGAAATAGTATGCCGAATACATTGAAGATGGTCGCTATAGCACGAGTCTTGACTACATCTGTAGAATATCTGATAACAGGCGAAGTCATGGATACTAATGATGCTCCACCACCACATTCTGAAATCTTAGATCTATGGAGCCGGCTTTCATCGGATCAGCGTGATAATGTGACAGCACTGATCAATTCTTTTATTGCCCAAAACAAAAAAGCGAAAAAGAAATAGGAGGCGCATTATGAAAGTTGCTTTGGCAGAAAGACTGCACGAGATCATGTCAGAGTCAGGTTTAAGGCAGACTGATATCATTGAGCGCGCAAAGCCATTCTCGACATTATACGGTGCGAAGATCTCGCGCTCTGATCTGAGTCAGTATTGCTCTGGTAGAGTAGAGCCCGCAAAAGAAAAGTTGTTCCTGTTGGCTGCCGCACTCGATGTCAATGAAGCATGGCTGCTTGGATATGATGTACCGCGCTCAAAACATTCCGAAGCAGAGATATCGCCTATACAAAAGGGCATGGTCGCAAGGATCAAGCAATTATGTGACATCAATGGGATCTCTATTGCAAAGTTTGAAAAAACTCTCGGCTTTGCTAATGGTTCAATAGTAAAAACAAATGAAAATACAGCCGTAGAACGCATTCATGCTATAGCCGAATACTTCAATGTGAGCATGGAATATATCTATTCTGGCAATGACCAGAGGACAGATATGCCGTTTCAAGAATTATATAGCAATAAAAACTTACGCGCACTTTTTGAGATCGCACAGGGTTCCCAGCCTGAAGATATAAAAGTGATCGCAGATCTGCTTAAAAGACTCAATTCTCATCATTAAACTGGATCTCCCCCACCGCTGGACTGGGCGGTGAGGGAGTCGCAAGAGGACTTTTGCTTTGCAATGCTTGGACGTATGGAGGAATCGCCTTAAGTAGAACATACTCGCCTCAAAAAGTTATGTCAAGCAGTTAGGAAAAATAATGGCGAATACTAAATATACCTACAATGAAGCCCGGAAGGAATGGTACACGCTCGCCTGGGATGGCACCTATGATGCCAAAGGTAAAAAACACAGGAAGCGCGTCACATCGAAGAAATCTTCACGCGACCTCGAGGAGAAGGTCAATGCTCTGAAGGCGGCTATCGCTTCCCGGTCCGCAGTCGAGTATTCATCCATGAGCTTCTACGACTATGCCCTTGAATGGGTAAATGTCTCAAAGGCCACGAAGGAAGAATACACGAAGAAGCAGTACCTGGGCACCGTGAAATACTTCTCTAGCCTCGACAATGTCAAGATAGGCGAGATAAAACAATCTCACTTCCAGCGTATCATCAATGAGAATGCAGAACATCCCCGGACATGTCAGCTCATAGCCATGACCTTCAAGCAGATCGTCAAGGCTGCAGCGCGTGACCATCTGCTCTCGCGTCTTGATGTGGATGACCTGCTTCAGGATGTATCCATGCCACACTACGAGCGCACAGAACGCAGACCGCTCACCACGATAGAGCGTGATGCTCTGATGAAGGCAGACTTCGATGTCAGGAATGAGGCCTTCGTGTTCATCCTGTTCTATCTCGGCCTTCGCAAGTCAGAAGCACTCGCGCTCATGCCGGAAGATTTTGACTGGGAGAGCAG